TAAGCATACTTTTAAATAGCAGTATGCACTGGCTTATGTATGGACAACAACCAAACCATACAACAAATAGAAAGCCAGATTGCCGAGTTACACAGGCAAGCATTAGATACGATGAACGCTCGTTATAACGAGTTTGAGTCGTTTGATGATGATTATCCTAGAGGTGCTATAGGTGACCCTGAGAGCCTTACAAATGAGGCTATGGTGAGAGCTTATAGGAATGTTTTAGCAATAATAAGAGGAGGTCAATAATGAACGACTCACAAAAAATACGCAAATTAGAAGCCAGAATAACTCAGTTATGCGATTGTCTTTCCTGTAAAGACAGCAGAGCAGAGGGTCACGGAAGGATAGTCAATTATCATATCTGGGAGGTGAAATAATGATGACAAGAAAACACTTTGTATATATTGCTAAGATACTTAGTAAGCATAAAGCAAGTAGAGAGTTAATACATGACTTCGAGATTATGTGTATACATGA